GTGATGCCCTTGATATTAATTCGGCACTCACAATGATTCAACACAATTTACAACACAATTGCCCTAAAAACAAATGAGTATCCCACATTTCAAAAGCAACCACGACTGGGAAGCATTTACCCAGATCTTTGATAGTCAGTGGCATTGTAAGAAAGCCCTATTAGATAGAGTCAAGGATGATATGTTCCCTGGATACAACTGGGATCAACTTCAACCACATACAATGGAAGTTATCAATGACATTGTATCCAATCTTGTGTATGAGGTAGAGCGTCAGTTCAAAGAAACACACCAGGACTACAAAACTGATGATGATGAGATGTTCATTCCGTATCGTTCATTCAAAGAGAATGTACTAGAAGCATTGAATGAAGCGATTGACAAACGGGGTCCGACTGATGACTGAAGATTTCAATGAGTTGATGGATCTGGCGAAAATAATTTCACACTCCTTTATGTTTGCTGTGATCTTCTCAACTGCTCCTGACACTCTCAATCATCAGATCTTGACACCTCCCTAAATAAGGCGTTAGAATGATTTTATTCATGGAGCGTGATCAATGGCCAAGGGTTTCACAGTAAAGGCATCAAAACCTAAAACATCAGCACCACAACCAACGTGGGATTATGATGCCATCAAGAAAAGATGGCGTGGTAAAACAATTGTTTTTTGCTTACCTGGCAGAGGTTGTTCTTATCTCTTTTTGAAGAACTTTGTTCAACTTGCGTTTGACTTGGTTCAGAACAACATGGCAATTCAGATCTCACAAGATTACAGTTCCATGGTGAACTTTGCACGTTGTAAGTGTCTGGGTGCTAATGTTCTTCGTGGACCGGATCAGATCCCCTGGGATGGTAAGTTGAAGTATGATTATCAGTTGTGGATCGATAATGACATTATCTTTAACACAGAGAAGTTCTGGCAACTTGCTGATCTTGCTCTTCCTGCTGATGCCGTCGATGAAGATGGGGAGTTGATTGAAGGTAAAGATCACCCAATCTCTGCTGGTTGGTATTCCACTGAAGATGGAAAGACCACTTCTGTTGCACACTGGTTGGAAGAAGATGACTTCCGTAATAATGGTGGTGTGATGAATCATGAGATGGTTGATGGCATTACCAAACGTAAAAAGCCCTTCACTGTTGATTACACTGGATTCGGTTGGGTGATGGTTCGTAAGGGTGTGTTTGAAGATCCTGAAATGAAGTATCCTTGGTTTGCACCAAAGATGCAAGTGTTTGAATCTGGAGCGGTTCAAGATATGTGTGGAGAGGATGTATCCTTCTGTTTGGATGCAATTGATGCTGGATTTGAAATCTGGTGTGATCCACGCATTCGTGTTGGACATGAGAAAACAAGAATCATCTAATTTTCATTATGTCAAGTTCAAGAAAATCGACTGAGGCAAGAACTCGTCAAGAGAGTTATAATGAGAAGAGAAAGGAGATCAGACATCTGTATCTCCTTGCCAAACAAACAAAACAACTACAAAATGAGGCAAACGAATGGCAATGACTTGGAGTATTGCTAAACTCCATCTTCATAAAGACGGTCACCAAATGGGTGATCGTCAGAAACGCACTTCCATTGGTAATGGTAAAAGAAAGCGTGGTGGATACAAATCACGCAAAAAGTATAGAGGACAAGGTAAACGATGAATTTTGAGGACGAGTGGCATAAAACACATCCTTTGGATCACTGGGTTTATGATAAACTTCTCCTCTCCAATGCATTAGGTTATACTTGCGGACCAGTGGGAATTGATGTTCCCACACCTGGTCAATATATTATTCGACCCGTTCACAACTATATGGGAATGGGTCGTTTTTCACGCATTGCTTCACTAACAAGAAGCACTGATCATTTGCATCCAGGAGAGTTTTGGTGTGAAGTTTTTAAAGGTCCACACTTTACAGTTGACTTTCATAATGGAGTTGCTGAACTTGTTGTAAAAGGAGTTAGAAAAGAAGGAGATCCACTGTGGAAGTGGTCTCGATGGACTCGGGTAAATAAGAAGTTCAAACTTCCTAAGATCCTACAAGATCTTCATGGTAAATATGAATGGATCAACTGTGAATTCATTGGAGATCGACTTATCGAAGTTCATTTTCGTAAGAATCCTGATTTTAGGTTTGGTAATAAGATTGCCATTCCTGTTTGGGATGGAAGTGAAATCAAAAATAAGAAATCACAGTTTCATTTTGTAGAAGATAAAGATTATCACAGAAGGGGGTTTTATATCAAATGAATAGCCAAAGTCAAATGAGTGAGGAATTCCTCAGAGAAATCAATGAGGATGATCTCAATCCCAAGTCAAAGAAGAAGAGACCTGCTGATGGTCTCTTTGAAAGAACTGAATGTGAATGCGACACGTGTGAATGTGACAGGCAAACCCTCCAAGAAGGTTGATAAATAACCACAGTAAGTTGTAACTGTAACTGTGCCGATTGAAAGGGTCAGTCAAGGATTTAAGGACATTAGTGCGTCTTTTCAAATCAATCCAATTAATGATGATCTCATTGCAATTAAGAATGAGGTCTCAATTGCACGTGCAATTAGGAATTTAATCTTTACAGTTCCAGGAGATAAACCATTCCAACCAGAAGTTGGTTCGAATGTTGATAACTTACTATTTGACAACATGGATGAGCTGACTGCGGCATCCATTCGATCAGAGATTGAATACACAATTAATAACTTCGAACCCAGAGTTGAGTTGAATGAGGTTATCGTTGAACCTAACTATGATGATAATGAGTTTAACGTGACAATTAAGTATTACATTGTTGGTATTGATGTTCCCCAACAGGAACTTGCTTTCGCACTTCAGCTCACCAGGTAAATGGCATTAGTTAATTTTAGTAACGTCGATTTCGATCAGATAAAACAATCCATTAAGGATTATCTGAAAGCGAACTCAAACTTCACTGATTACGACTTTGAAGGATCTAATCTTTCAACGATTATTGACGTTCTTGCTTATAACACCTACATTAACTCATACAACGCCAACATGGTGACGAATGAGGTTTTCATTGACAGTGCAACTCTTCGTAATAATGTAGTTTCGTTAGCAAGAAACGTTGGTTATGTTCCCACATCCCGTAAGGCATCAAAGGCGACCATTTCGTTTATTGTGGACATGCAGAATGTGTCCGCATCAACTCTTACGTTGAAATCTGGTTTAGTCGCCATTAGTGCAAACAGAGCACTCAATCAAAATCTTACCTTCTGTATTCCAAGTGATGTTACGGTTCAGGTGGATTCCACAGGAACTGCTAACTTCGAGAACCTGGAAATTTACGAAGGTTCATTCATTCAACAAAACTACACTTACTCTTCTCGTAATCCAAATCAGAAATATCTTCTTCCGAATGCTGGAGTTGACACAGACTTAGTTTCTGTGGTGGTAAAAGAATCAGAACAATCCACTGTTTCGAGAAAGTTTAGACGTTCTGACAGTCTTTTGGGTGTGGATGGAACTTCTCCTGTTTATTATCTCTCTGAAATTGATGGAGAAAGATATGAAGTTTACTTTGGTGATGGTAATTTTGGACTTCCTCTTCAGGATCCAAATTATATTCAGATCTCTTACATCACATCGAGTGGAGCATCTGGCAACGGAGTGACTCGTTTTTCTTATGCTGGAAGTTTAGTGGATAATAATGGTAACTCAGTTACCGCTGGTGTTTCTAACATTACTACGATTTCACCTTCTGGTGGTGGATCAGATATTGAAAGTGTGGAATCAGTTAGAAAATATGCTCCACAGATTTATTCATCACAAAACAGAGCAGTTACCTCTGCTGATTATGAAGCAATTATTCCTCAGATTTACCCTGAAGCGGAATCTGTTTCTGCTTTTGGGGGCGAAGATCTTTCTCCTCCTGCTTATGGCAAGGTTTTTGTGAGCATCAAACCTTACAATGGAATCTTCTTATCCTCTGGAGTGAAGGAAAACATTCAAAATCAGATAAGAAAGTACAGTGTTGCTGGAATTGTTGTTGAAATTGTTGATCTGAAGTATCTTTATGTAGAGACAAACTCCACTGTTTATTACAACACTAACCTCGCAACCTCCCCACAACAACTCAGCACAGTTATTCAGGGTAATTTGGGTGTTTATGCTAACTCAACTGAACTGAATAAGTTTGGTGCAAGGTTTAAGTACTCCAAATTCCAAGGTGTGATTGATAACAGTAACGATTCAATTACGTCTAACATTACAACTGTGAATATGAGACGGGATATGGTCCCTGTGATTAACGCATTTGCGGAGTATGAAATCTGTTATGGTAACAGATTCCACATTAAGAATCACGGACATTCACCAGTTGCTGATGGAACTGTCATTGGATACAACATTAAGTCCTCTGGTTTCACCATTAGTGGTGTGAATGGAACAGTTTATCTCGGTGACACACCAAATCCAGATCAGAAAACTGGAACATTATTCTTCTTTAGGCTTCAATCTCCCACTGAACCAGTAATTGTGAAATCAAATGTGGGACTTATTGATTACATCAAGGGTGAGGTTCGTTTAAATCCTGTTAATATTCTTAGCACACAAGTGAATAGAGGTGTTCCTCTGATTGAAATTTCAGCAACTCCATACTCAAATGATGTTATTGGCCTTCAAGACCTTTACCTTCAATTAGACACCTCAAATGTCGTGGTAAATATGTTACAGGATAACATCGCTTCTGGTAGTGATACCTCGGGAGTAAATTATCCAGTAACGACGAGTTACTCCAATGGAGGTCTCGTTAGAGGTACTCCAGTTATCAATACCTCAATAACTGGAACAGTTCAAACAACTGGAACCACATCGGCTTCAGTTGTGACGACACAGAGTGGTTCCAGTTACCAAGCTACTTACTAAGATAGATGACAGTAGATAGAGTTAGATTTCAGGACATTGTAGAGAGTCAACTCCCTCGTTATGTGAGGGAAGATTTTCCACTGCTACCAGAATTCCTCAAGCAATATTACATTTCACAAGAAATTCAGAGTGGAACTCTGGATTTGGTTCAAAATTTAGATCAATATGTCAATTTGAGCGAGATTTTTGACCTTTCCAACTCAACAACTCTTGGTGCTGATCTTTCTTTCACTGGAAAAATCATTCAAACCTCATTTGAGGGTAATTTTACAGTCGGATTTCCCGATAAAAATGGTCTAATTCAGATTGATGATGAAATTATCTTCTATGAAACCAAAACTGACCGCAATTTTGAAGGATGCACTCGCGGTTTTAGTGGAATTACGTCATATATTTCACCTTCAACCCCAGATGAGCTCGTTTTTACGACTTCTGTAGCGACAGAACACAAAAATGGAGCCAGAATTGTCAATTTGAACGTTCTTTTCCTCCAACAATTTCTTCAAAAGCTTAAAAAACAATTTACACCTGGTTTTTCTGGTCGTTCTTTAACAAATAACCTCGATCAGAAGAACTTTTTGTATGGTGCAGAGTCATTTTACTCCGCAAAAGGAACAGATGCCGCCACAGAAGTGCTTTTTCGAGCACTTTATGGTGAAGATGTTGAAATTATTCACCCAAGTCGTTTTCTGTTTAGACCTTCTGATGCAGATTACAAGATTACTGAGGATTTCATCGTTGAAGCGATTGATGGAGATCCGTTAGAACTAAAAAACCTCACATTGTTCCAACTTGAAAGTGGAGCAAATGGTTCTGTTACAAATGTTGAAAGAATTAATTACGATAAAGGTCAATATTACCAAATTAGTGTCGATAGTGGTTATGACAGAGACATTAATGTCAGAGGAACCATTTATGCTGATTTTCAGGTTAATCCAAAGACAAAATTACTGAATTCCGTAAGTTATGGATCCAC